TCATATTTCTATACTTTCCACTATCACAATAACCCATATTATACTTTAAAATATCATCTTTACTTATATTTCGAGACCTTAAATAGGAAAATGATTTTTTTGCTATAATATCAGTATTACCTAAAATAGATTTATATTCTTTAGGGAGTTCAACTTGTTCATATGATATAGTTTCTTCTATATCTATTCCATTTTTTACTAATTTTGATAGTTCTAGAAATTTATCTGGTGTAGATTTAAGTTGTTTAAATAAAACCTTTATTGTTTTTCCTTTTTTACCACAAACCCAACAATGCCAAGGATTATAACCTTTTTTGTTTTCTGTAAAGTTAACTTCTAGTTTCTGTTTGTGATGATTACAGAAGGGGCAATAATATGATTGATTACCTCTAGCAGTTCTTTTACCTTCGCCTAATACAGAATTTACTAGATTAACCAGTAGTTCATTTATCATACCGGGAAGGTACGAAAAATTTATTGGGTATCAAAGTCTTTCTTGAAAAACTTTCCCAAAATATTATCATTAAAGAATTCATCTGGGTGTTCTAGCACTCTATATATGAATTGATATTGGGTTTCGTAATAAGTTAAGAGTTTTTTATTAGAGGCGAGTTTCATTATTTTACGATCAAAATGATCAGCAGGCCAATTTTCAACTAATTCTTTTAATTGTTGATTCGAACCATAATAAGTTAACCAATCAGATTCTTTACTTACACGCTTATGGGTTGGTTTTCTACCTTTTACTCCTTCATATAATAGTAAATCTTTTTTGGTTACTTTAACTTTTTTATTGTGAACAAGTACTTTTTTTCCTATATAGGCCTTACCCGAAGGAATATGAGTTGTCTTATAGACGAACCCATAAGTATTTTTGGGGAATTGAGAAACTTTTAATATTTTTTCGTTGTTGTAAATCCAATCCATGTAGGTATTTTGGTTAATATAATAAGGGGATTTTGATTACCCAAAATTTTTTATGGATTATATACCATTAAATAACCTGAATTAGGATGGGCTACACTACTTCCTGATATCCAAAGTGATTCTGTAGTAGAGGGTTCAGATGTAGGTAAACCTGTAAAGGATGAACTTCCATAGGCGCTAATATACCCACTTGAACTTATATCTCCAGAGGCTGTTATGTGGCCAGTTGTTCTAAAAGTAGATCCATTATGGTATAAATCATTTGATTTTATTTCTAACGTAGCCCCACCAATTAATCCTGGTTCAATTTTATTTGTTGAAAGGGTTGGAGAATATAAAATTCCACTTGCACTTATATTTCCAGAGGCTGTTATATTTGTAACATATATTGAAGGTTGACCTGTTAGTCCAGCAGCAGTATCAGCTGTATTAGCATGAGAAGCTGATATAGCGTACGAAGCCGTAGTTGCATAGCTAGCTGAAACTATCCCAGTTAAACCGCTCCCATCTCCAGAATAACTTCCACTAAATGAACCACTAAATCCAGTTCCTCCTTGGACTATTAAACTTCCCGATGTAATTTTAACACTACCAGAAATATTTAAACTTCCAGTAAGATACATATTACCTGATGGATTATTCACACTCCAAATTGCAGGAGATCCTAATTGTATTGATACTGGCGTAGAACCAGATACTACTAATGAACCTGTAATTTGTGCTTCAGATCCACTATAGGGAAACCCAGATCCGGTTGGTCCAGTTGACCCTGCTGGCCCTACGGGGCCCCGGGGTCCTGGAGTATTTACTGTTACTACATTTGTTGTTGTATTGGTTGTTACTATATTCTTTGCCATAATTAAGGATTTCCATTTCTTGTTACTTCTTTGGAAAGTTTAATCCTTCCTTCTAATATTCTATTGACTGTTGTAGTTACTCCACTACCACTACGAATTTCTAAATCATAATAAGATTGATCCCATCCAGGGCTAGATCCAGAAGAAAACATTGAAGAACTAAAAGCTGAAATATATACCCTTATACTACCCGAGCTTTGGGGTAATGTTGCAGATGCAGATGGTGGAGTCATATCTAATCCCGTTCCATCTGGTTGTAGCGAAGAAGAAAGTTTACAAATAATGTCCGTTGAAGTCTTTGAAGGACGTATTTGCATCCTAGCTTGATAATTTGTTAAATCAATGGGGTTCCCACTAGAATCTTTATAATCAATTTGGAAATCTACAGTAGCTCCCTGTTCAATTATAAAAGTATAAATTCCTGATGACATAAAAGTTCCTTATATTTTATTAATCTATAAACCAATAATAAATATCTTTTTTTAAAATAAGAAACCAAAAAAATAAGGCCCTATTTCACAATAGAGCCTTACTTTATAATGGATTAAAATCCAGATTAAACTTTGTTTAATCCTTTGATATAAATCTTACCATAAAATTCAGGTCGTACAATTTTCTTTGCATACCTTGTCATTACACCTTTTCTTGGTGTAAAGTTGGTAGGATCATATACTAGTGGAGTCATGATCAATGGAATATATGGTGCGTAAACCGCTCCAGTTTCCAAGAATTGAGTTCCACGGAATCCCATTAGGATAACATTCCTTTGCATGTAAGGATTTTTGTACACGGTAAATCTGCTATTAAGCATACCTACTTTTTGTACTCCCATTGCAAAGCCTTGAGCTCCCATTGTTCCACCGTCTGTATCAGTTGAATATCCAGGAATAGATTCTAGGATAGTAGCAACGTCTGGAGAAGTAACTAAGAAGTTAGCTCCACCCCTAAGGGTTCTAGCATGAATCTTATTAGAAACTTTTTGAACTTTCGTTCCAATCGTTTGGAACCAAGTTCCTTGATTGTAAGCTTCTGCAGATGTTCCGCTATCCCAACCAGTTCCTGCGTTGTTCAATGACTCACCAGGAGTAACTGACCAATAATCAGTTGTTACGGCATTCTGTATAAGCATATCCAAGATCTCTAAATCAATCTCCATTGAGATATATTCAGAAAGCATTGAAGTTAGTTCTGCTTCTGCATCAATTGAATGATAAGCATTTAAGTCTTGAGCAAATTCTGGAGACCAGATTGCTTTCAACTTTCGTGTCTTAGCTACGATTGGTTCAGAATGCATTCCAACGTTAACTTCAGGAATACCAATACTAGTACCATCACCAGTAGTATCTTCAAAGTCACCTCTGTCAGATTCAGTAGGTTGTTCTCCGTATACAACGTGAATTTCAGCAGTAGTAACTATGCCCTCATCTAATACGAATATAGATGCTGAAGCTGCATTGGCAAGATTAGATCCATAAATAGGATTATTGCTTCCTGCAGTTTGTGCTGCGTTAGAAACATAGTTATACAAGCTAATGTTATTAGCTGCAGTAACACCAGATCCAGTTATCGTCCATCCTTTAACACCAGCATTATCAGGTAGAGATAATGCAGATAATGGAAACGATACCTTAAATAGGTTCACACCATCAGAATTACCACCATTAGCAATGGAAGAAGATAGAGCAGAATTAAATCCGATTTCTTTCCATGATGCTGTAAATACTTGAGTTAATGATGTATCTGCAGTTTTATCCTTAATGGAGTATGGCCATCTGCCATCACCATAAAGTCCGCCAGTTGGGTCAGCTGAAGCTGAAGTATTACCGAAGATATCTCCAGTAAATCTTCCAGCATCGTTAGTTGCATTGTTAGTGCCATATTTAAAATCAAGATAGAAAACTAGTCCTGATGGTAAATTCATAGGTTGCACAGAAACAAAGTCTTTAGCTGCAATTTCAGCAAATATCCTTCGTACCAATGGTAGAGCAACGCCCGACCATTCTTCTGCATTGGCACCGCCAGTTGCAGAAGCTTCATCAATTAATTGACGAGCTTGGTTTTCTAGAAGAACGGCCATACCAGATTTATCATATTCCTGGTCCATTCCTTCGAGAAGTCCTGTTTTTTCCCACTTATTAACCAAACCTTTAGTTTCATTGATTTGATTCTTATATGAGGCACCGGCGTCTTGTAATAAATTTGAAATTTTTGTCATTTTAATTTCTCCTTATTTTTAAATTAGTCCGGCTAATTTTTTCATTCTGTTAGTTAATTCATTACCTTCAGCTATTACTTTTCTTTTCGAAGCACTAGTTGTTGAAACTGTTTTCGAAGCAAAGCCTTCAGTAATTTTTTTCTTTGTCGGTGAAATCTTGAAAGATTCAGCTAATGTTGAATAAATCAATTTAATTTCACGTAAGCTTTTAGCCCTATCAAAGTTTTCGATGACTCTGACTTTTTCCGATTCCGATAAAGAATTGTTTCTGAAAATCTTATTAGAAAACAAAAGCTTGGCATTCAAAAGATTTACTTCATTGATTGTTCCTTTTAAAGAACGAATAGTGCTATAAGCTTCTTCTAATTGTTCTTTTAAAGTATCAACCACTTCAGTTTCTCCTTCATATCCATCTTCTGATTCTTCAAGTTCCTCGTCTTCTTCTCTTAGTGATCTAAGAATTTCTTCAAGATCAACTTCTTCATCGTCTTCTTCTACGTCTGTATCGGCAACGGGAGGTGCTTCAACGGGAACTTCAGTATCAACTTCTAATTCTTCGCCTTCTTCTTCCATTTCGTCTTCGAGTTCTTTGATAATAGATTCAAGTTCCAAATCTTCTTCTGGTTCTTCAACGTATTCTACGTCTTCTTCGTCTTCTTTTAAATCATCTAACACTTCAGATTCGTCTTCCATGCCATCTTCTGATTCTTCTAGATCTTCAAAGTCTTCCTCTTCAGATAATTGGTCTTCTTGATCACTACCATCAGCAACGTCTACTTTATTATCACCGGTTCCGATATCAGATGAATCAGATTGTTCTTCAAGATCATCTTCTTCTTCTAGTTCTTCTTCGATTTTTGCAGACAACATAGATTGTAGTTTGGGTGTAAAAGCTTCTTCAAGAGCCATCTTTGCATTCTCAATAGCTGTCTCACGAACCGCTTTTGCATCAGCAATGGCTTCTTTTAATAAATCGCTCATTACGTTCTCCTTAAAATTGTTTTTTAGGAAATATAGTTATTTGAAACTATAATAGGTAGGTTAATTTAATATTACCGCTATATTGGAGATAGCGTATTCAACATATAAGTATATAAGTATATTATAAAAGCTTAAAAATGATCACAAAAAAAAGAGCCTTTCGTTAAAAAAGCTCTTCAATTTATAAGAATATTGTATTTTTTGGGTTAAAAACAAGAATCTTTATCTATTTCTGCTTGTCTTTGTACCTCCCTTCTACATTTTTCGATAGCACTTTCTTTCAATATCCGCTTTTTAGCTGATTTTTTCATATAAGCTTGTCTATCTCTATATTCAATTAGGGTTTCATATTCCTTGGTTTGCTTCTTAAATTTCCTTAAAGCTACCTCAATATATCCATTCGGAACTCTAACACCATTAGGTACTCCCGGTATTATAAAGTCTTCCTTCTTGGGTTTTTTATGGAACTTATTTTTATACATAACTATTTCATTTATTAGATTAATAACTGCTTAAATATACAAAATAAAATCTAGATAAAAAAATTATTTAATATATTTTTTAAGTTTACTATGAACGGGTTGATATCATTTCAGAGAAAGCGGGTATTCGAGATTCGGTTTTTTTAGCTACCATTCCAAGCTTATGATGTAGATATTCATCACTGTCATCTGTATCTCCATCATTATCGATGTCTTTATCTTCTAAATCATCATAATCTTTAGCGGCTTCTTTATCTGAAATACTATCTATCTTCTCATTTATAGCAAAATACTTACCAAGCTTATATCCCATGTCTTCATATAATGACTCTAATCTTTGTTGAAGAATTTCTAGCTCATTAACTGTTTTTCCAAATAAGTTGGAAGATTCTTTTAGTTGTTTCATATCTCTTTTTACAGAAATCTCATCAAACCAATCCTCAGTTTCATTTACTGTAAAGGATTCAGCTTTTTTTACCAATTCAATTATAGTATTCAAGGATTCTTTAAGACTATTATTTTTATAGATGTTATTTCCATATTCATGAAAATTTGAAACGGCTTCAAGAAAATCTTTTTTATCTTCTTCAGTCCATTGTTGCCTTTTGGCTTCTTTAAGTATATTTTTTAGTTTCATAGTTTTATCTTCCTACTTGAATTGATGATCTTAAATTTTGTAATGCTTTTAATGCTTTGGTAATATCCTTTTTAACATTTGAACCAGTTGCTCTTCTTCCTATTACCCCTAATCTACTAATTACATCAGAAACATATTCAGCATCTGGGTCAACAACCATCTTAGGTCCCTCATTAAAAATATCATCTTCTTTTAATGCTTTCCAAATTTCTTCACGAATAAGTTTTTTTAATCCCATGATTTTTTCCTATAATAATTAAACGTTTCTAATTTCTTTTTTAGCTTGTATTAATTCTTTCATAGCCGATTGAATTATCTTTGCAGCTTTTGGACTATATGATTTGGATTTTTTAGTAATATCAGCTAATAATACAATAGCATCGTTAATTTCTTCCTGGAGTTCTATATCCATTGGTGCTTCAGTAATCGGTTCACTTATTGATTCATAGATGTATAAAGACTCATTATCAAGATCATATTCCCATTTGTTCTTCTTTGCAAGTTTCTCAACATCTTTTTTGAATTTATCAAAACCTCTTGCATTAGTATTAAATTGAAAATCAGAATATCGCCTACCCCCCCTGGACGCATTGCCATGTTCTATTCCTTGTCTACCATCATCAATACTTGCATCCCATAGAAAGAATATATCGTCGGCATCTCTGGTTGAATTGTATTTTGCTTCAGTAACAGTTCCCGGTGCATCATACTTCCCAGTTTTTTTATTATATTTAAAAATTTTTGAACTTGGCAAATCTCCCAATATAGATTCTTTTACAAGAGATTTTAAATTAATATTAGACATTAGTTTCTCCTACATTTACAATTAGATTTTTTATGAGTTGGGATTCCACAAACCCCAGTCATTTCACAAATTATATCAGTTATTATTTTATTTACTTTATGATATTTATCGAGTTTGATAGTAGTTCCCACTGACTCATTTACTGGACTCATGAAAGCTCCATGAGTAGAAGGATTAGAAACAAAATCCCAACATATCAATTCAAAATCGGGTTGTACTTCTACTGTATGATCCCCTTCCTCATATAGAGGCTTAACACTACCAAGACCACGGGAACTAATTCCAAGCTTAATGCCTGCTTTTAATAATTCCTTCAATATATTTCCACTTGGAGTTCCTAAGACTTCCACTTTTCCTATAACATCGTCACCATCAAACCAGGTTTCCAATATATTATGAGAAACATTAGCCAAATTAACAACAGAACTTTCTGGATGATCTAACTCACCCAAAGCTCTACTTTCTTTAATTTGATTGTCGTTATATCTTTTAACTTCTCTGATAAGGATATCCTTGGGATATATTCTACCATTTTGATTCTTTGATCCAGCTCTCTGCAGGGTTCCTTGTACAATTATCTTACCATTATTTCTCTCTTCGGATTCTCTTATCATCTGAGGAGTTATTTCAAAAGGAGTATAATCAATTAAAAGATTTTTAGCCATATTTATCCTATCTTATTTGAATACTTCTCTGGTATTCCATCTACATTAAATTTAGAAGCCACAGGATCTTCAGCTAAAGTTTCCAATGGATTTCCCTTGTTCTTTGAATAATCACCACTCGGACCAGTCATTCCAGCCAAGGGCGATTCCCTTTTTATTTTATCAAACTTGGAGGTTCCGACTAAATCTTCTAGTGGCATTTTATTCCTATACTTTTATATAATTGTATTAATATAATTACTATACTCTTTAGCCAAATTCATATCTTGTTGATATTTAATTTTTGCTTTATGTATATTTTCTTTTACTAATTTTTTATTCTCGGGTTTCTTTGACCATTCTTGCCATGTTAAAACTTGTTTATAATTACCACTTCCATACATAATATATTTCCCTATCTAACCCAAGTAGATTTTAACCTATATAAATCAAAATATATAGAAGCTAATTCTTTTCTAATTAATTTCTTGATTATTAATATATCTGATTTTGTTAATTCCTCTTTTAATATTTTTTTCCTCATGCTGAAAGATCTCTCATCTTAACAGCTATACGATTCATCCGTTCAGAAATCTTACCTAGTTTTCCCTTTGTAGATTTCCAATATGAAGACGATTCTAAACCTTGTTCTTTTTTTAGCTTAAGATTCCTACCTAAGATTCTTTCGATCTGAAATAATTTCTTTGATATCTCGGATATTGCACCATTAACCTTTTGCTTAGTATTCAGGCTTTCATCCTTTTTATAAGAATTATAATTTAGATTATAAATTTCACCCATTATATTCTTATATTTTGTTTCACCAAGTTTTTTGGGATCGTCATTATCTTCATCTGAAAAAGCATATGGTGTTTCATACCCAGGGGCTCCGGCAGTAGTACTAATTTCTTCTACTTCATCTTTGTCACAAAGCTCTTTACATGAATCATCCAATTTTTTTATTGACATTTTTTAAGCTCCCCAATTAATTCATGAAACCTCATTAAAGATAATACATGAGTTTCTTTTATAATATTCAATTTATTCATATTCTTTAAATAACCAGATATCTCTTTTAATTTTATCTTTATGGTTTTGTTATCTACTTTTTTAATGCAAGTAGAAAGATCTTTACCAATCAATTTAATTTGGTCTTTTAATTCCAATCTGAGGTTCTTGTTCTTGGAAACACTACTTATATAACTAGATAATATATTTCTCTGGTTTTCATCTAATTTATCACCATATTTGTCATTAAACTTATCAACGAGTATTTTATATGATAATAATTTAACATCTTTTGATTGCTCGGATAAATCATCCCGAGTTGTTTTTAAAACATTACTCCTTTGAAGATTCTCTACCAAAGTATAATAGGATTCAGTTAAATTTTTTGGAGTAATCTTTTCCGTATCTGAATTAAATAATCTATATATAGAAGCATAGACTTTATATTCATTAATCCTTGTCTTAAAGAAATCAGAAATATCATAGGATTCCTGAATTGCTTTTATAAGATTATACTTTTCTCTCCTCAGGTTTGAACTATTTAATTGTCTTCGTTCCTTCAAAACTAAATCCAGAAACTTTGAAGCCTTATTTTCAGAAGAAAATTTTTCTTCAAAAAGTCCCCTATATAGATTCAATTCTTTCTTAAGTTGACTGCCAGCTTTAAAGTGTTCTTTTATTATACCTATTGCTGGAGTTTTAGCTTTATCATTCAATACATCGGAAGTTAATTGTCTAATTAATACTTCAAAAATAATACCAGTATTCTTAATCTTATTATGTTTTACCATTGTAAATATTCCACTATACGTTTAAATATATCAAATTCTTAAATAAATATCATGTTAAAAAACTATATTATAAATTTTCATCATTTATTAAGTTATTTTCATCTAAAAGGGATTTTTCATTCAATATTTTTGACGTTTTAAGCTTCCCATTCATAGAATTTTTAATTTCTCTTGCCAAGGGTGATTTATTAGAATTACTTTTTATAGATCTATCTCTATTTTTGATATCCCGTTTTCTCTTTTCTTTACCAATTGGATCTCGTCCTCTAGCACTATCTTGATTACCAGACTTTGGTCCTTCATCTGGCCTTCCAACCTTTTTATTTCCCTCAAAAGCTAATTCGGTTTCTTCAGATTCTCCTCCAGATGGTTGTGGTTGACCTGGAGCTCCTCCCCCACCAGGACCTACATTAGCAAGAGCATATTCAGTTCCTCTAATCTCACCAGTTTTAAATGGATCATTCCCTTGATTTTCAATTTCTCCTTTTCGGAATCTTTGTTTAAGATCTTCAATAACTTTACCTTTTTCTTCTTCTGCACCTTCTATAGACATGTCGAATATATACTTATAAATCCAATCTTCCGAAAGCATGTTCAAATCTTTAATAGAACTAGCAATACTAATCTTTTCATTCCATAATTCTAATTTCTCACCCTCTGCAATCGTAGATGGATTTGTTAATTCCAATTCAAAATCAACAAGATCCTCATTTGTATATCCTTGGGAATATAAATGTACTATAGCTATTTTTGTTAATTCCGAAGTTACTATCTTTTGAATTCTCTCAATAGTTCTGGCAAATCTCACATCTTGAGCTGCTAGTGTTGCTTTACCCTCTACTGCCTCTTCGTATCCAATGAAAGCTTTTGGAACTTTCAATCCTGCAAACATCCTGTTACGAAGATATTCGATATCATCAATACCAGTAAATTCCATCCCACTTAGAGTATCAATTTCAGTTCCACTCTGGCCACCTCTGACAGGCATATAATAGTCTTCCAACATATTTTGTAAATTAAACTTTAAATTATAATCCCCAGTTGCATTATCTACATAAGGAGTCTTTTTCACCTTATTAATAATTTTTTGCATATAGCTTTCAACTTCATTTGGCGGGATGTTTCCAATATCAACTTTGAATATTCTACGCTCTGGAGCCCTCATTATCCTATGTATTAACATAGCATCTTCCATAAGGGTTAATTGTTTCCAAACTCTCCTAGCTGGTTCAATCATAGCTTTACCATACGGTAAAAAATTAGTATCTCCGATCAATCTAAAATGAGCTACTTCATAGTTTTCTAGATATGTCTTCTTACCCCCAGAAACCATTCCAGTTGCATAAGCATTCCCGCCCATAGATTCATCTATATAGTATCTAACCTCTTCTGGTCTTGAAGGATCAATACTTTCTTCTCTAACCATAAAATAAGGTGAGATTGGAATAACATTTACAACTCCATATTTTTCAACGATATCCATTTTAAGAAAGAAGTCTCCATATTTACACATACTTCGTATCCAGAGATATAAATTGAATTCTATATTTAATATATCATAAAATAAATTATGCAGGATATCCTGAATTTCTCTCTTTGGAGATCTAATATCTAATACATTGCCAAAACCATTTTTAACTGTAGATTCTTCAGAATAAATATCTAAAGCAGAAGCTATAATAGAATCCATATCCATTGCTTCATAATCATTATATAATTCTGAACGGAGCCCAATTGTTCCCTGTTGAGTTTGATAATCCGAGTACCCTGTTCCAGGATATAATCTACTATATCTATCAACGAACTTATTTGTTTCTAAATTTCCATCCGATTGTAGAGAATCTGTATCTACAACTTTTAATTTTTTATCCCCAATGCGTCTAATAATAACACCAGTTGAAAATAATTTTCTTAATCTGCTAAAAAGCGATTTGTTAGCCATTTTTATCCTTAATCAATTAGCCAGCGGAGATTTTCACTCTCCCCTCGTATTTTCATATCCCAAGAATCATTTTCATTTACAATTCCCGTATATATATTTGGAGAAGATTTTCCCATTAAACCCAAAGCCCTCTTATCTAATTCCAACCCCTCATTTCGAAGTTTTAGAGCAGTATCCCTTATCCAAAGTCCAATGGCAAAAGCCATAGTTAAATCATCATTATATCCTTGTCGAGCTTCTGCCTTATGGCCATTCCAAATAAAGACTCTTAGTTCTTCAAGTAATCGATTTGACTTAACAATACATACTTTCTCTCTAAAATAAATATCAAGTTTTGAAATTAAAAGGGGACGAGTTTTCATTGAAGTTGTAAATCCAGGAGTCATCTGGGCTTTATCTTTCAAATCATAACCCTTTTGTAGTTGAACTGTAGAATCTACGGTTCCTTCTTGTTTATATGTATAATATAAATTTTTATATTCTCTATCTATAGCAGCTTGTAATGATCCCCAACCAACGTTAGCATTCTCAATAACTAATAATGCATCATTGTATTCAGTAGCTACCCCTACTAACATATTCCCAAAATCTTTTGGAGTTAATTGGCCTCTGTATTCAGCTACCTGTTTTACTTCATCAATATCAATTACATGGAATGCAGAAAAATCTGTTCCATCACCTCTAGCAACATCTGCTACTACAATATAATCCTTAATATAGTTTGGCGGTTCCCATACCCAATAATTTCCATCAAAGCCTCTTTTTTCTATAGGTTCCTCTGCATAAGTTTCTTTATACCATTCTATTAAGCTACCATCTATTACAGAGTTACCGGAACTAATAAAATCACAATCACATTCTTGGGCTGCCAATTTTACTCCCAATAGTTCATCCTGCTCATCTCTCCAGTCTTGATCTCTATCGGGATGTAGTGACCAATGTAATTGAATTGTATTAAACTTATTCTCTCCAGCTTCAGCTTTAATCCAAGTTTTATGAAAAAAGTTTCCAATACCATTGGGTGTAGATAGTATAATCGATTTACCACCTGTTGCAAGTGTTTGTTGAGCTGATGCCCATATATCATCAATCTTATCAACAAATGCAGCTTCATCAATTATTAATAAAGATAATGCTTCAGATCTTCCTGCATCTCCTGATGCTGAAATAGCCTTAATCTGGGATCCATTTGCAAACCTAAGTGAAAGTTTATTATCTTCAATCGTATTACCCCTTAACCAACTTGGTAGATTTTCATGCATAGTTCTAACTTTAGTAACTAAATTTTTAGCTACGTCCTGTTTAGTAGCAATAACTAAAACATTTTTATCAGTATGAAATAGCATTAACCATAATGAATATCCTCCCGTTAGAGTAGAAATACCTAATTGTCTAGATTTAAGAATTATATTATAATCTTTTTCTCTAAATTCATTTAATACTTTTTCTTGGAATGGATATAAATGGAAATTGATTTTACCTCGAGTGGGGTGTTGAATCTGACAATATTTTTTCATGAAATAATTGGGATCGACTGCACACCGCTTATATTCCTCGGCAATGATTTCCTTTATGGACTTTTGATTTTTCATCTATATATAAATATCAAAAAATAATTAATTAAATTATTGGGGAAGACTATAATTGATGGCATTTATTAATAAAACACTTCCAACCATTCCTGCTATAAAACCTGGCGTAAATCTTTTATGCCACTTTCCTTGTTTATCTCTCTCTTTTTCATAGATTGATAAATTCTCATTTAATAGTTTAATTTGCTTACTATATAAGCCAAATTGTAAACTATCATTTCTTAACATAAAATTCTTTTGTAATAATATTTTATTTTTTATTATTACTAAAGAATCTTGTTCTAATATAACTGTTTCCAATTTGGAAATTTTTGTCTTATATTCTAAATTTAAAGTTTTAGATGTAGAGTATAATTCTTTATAAGTTTTACAAGTATCTATTTGTGAAAAACATAAATTTGGAACAATTAATATAAATAAACATAACCTTTTCATTCTTTATAGACCCAATAATTTTTCTTTTGCTTTCAATTCAGCTTCTAAATCTTTTATCGTCTTATCGACCTTTAGTGCTTCGCTTTTAGCAGCTTTTACTTTTTTACTTCTACCATCAGCAGTTTTTTCAAGTTTCTTTAACTTCTTCTTAGCTTCCTTTCGAATAGTATCTAAATTCTTTAGATCGGATTCTATAGAAGCAATCTCTTTTTTATTATCTTCAATCTCTTTTATTTTTTTGGGATTCTTTTTCTTAAAAGTAAATAGTAATAATATAGTTCCTAAAACAGAAAATATTCCTATAATCCAAGTTTTAAATTTATTAAACATTTTAATCTCCATTAAAAAACATTAATTTTGTAGCTAAAGCAATTATTGAAGTATAGACTACCCATAAAGCTTTATGTGCACCATTTTTAAATTTTTTGCACTCCTTGATATCCGACTCAAAAGTTTCACACTTCTTTAAAAAGCCCCTGGTATATCCTATAAGCTCTTCTATGTCATCTTTATTTTTATTTACTCTAACAACTACGCCCCCTTCGGGGTTCAATAACTTTTTCTTAATCATCCCAACATCATCTTTAATTTCATGTTGGTCTTCACATATCTTTTTTAATTGCAGCTTTATTGATGTAAGCTCGCCATTTCTTCTAGCCGAATTTCCAGGCAAATGAACACATTCATTGCAATGGACTTTAATTTCTTCTATTGCAGAAGATAGCTCATCAAGCATTTGTTGATTGGTCTTTCTTGATGCCATTTCTTATCCCTTTGGTCTAAATTTTTCAGCACAAGTTACGCCTAGCCCAACACAAACTAAGTACATCATACCATCAAATACAAATTCCTGTAATGGA